CCAACGGCAACCCCGCTCAAACTCAAACAATCGTGGAGCAAATCCATGCAAAGTAAATCAAAAAGTAAAAATCCAGTAGGTAGACCTCTCAAATTCAAATCAGCACAAGAAATGCAGGAAATAGGCGATAAATATTTTGCTCAACGGGCAGCCGAGTCGTTGCCCTTTACTATTACCGGGCTTGCAATCGCGCTCGGAACTACAAGGGAAAGCCTTTGTGAATATGAAGAGCGTCCCGGATTTGTTGACACAATAAAAGGGTTGAAGGCGCGATGTCAAGATTTTGCAGAGACAAAACTATTCGGGAATAATCCAACAGGTTCGATATTTTGGCTGAAAAATTATGGCTGGAAAGATAAGCAAGAAGTTGAAATTTCCGGCAATCTGGGATTGGCAGATCGTTTGTCGGCGGCGCGGAAGCGGGTGAAGAAATGAATAAAAGTGGAGCGAAATCAAGAGAAATCACAGACAAGAGGAAAATCCATTCGTGATAAATCCTATACTTACAAACTCCACCACTGATTCCAATATGTTACGAGCCATAAAGGTTTACATAATTAGTTATTACAGGGCGTTATCATAGTACGCTCGTTCTAAAGTGGAGGGAAACACCCATAAATGGTGAAATTACCAAGTGATGATAAAAGTACCCTCAGTATCTTTCAACCCCCGCATAGATAGGTATTGTTAGGGTGCCGCACAGGCACCGGTGCCCAATAGGCACTGGTCTTGATTTCATTGAGGATTTTTAATGGGAAAAATAGTAGAGATAAAGTATAGGGGCAGGAAGCCAAAACACCCCAAACCCGTACCAGTAGCGGGAAGAGACGACGAGACTTTTGTTATTCGGGATATACGAGACAAGTTTCTGATGATGGATAATGCTTTCATTGACAGCCATGCCCGTAAGTGTGGGGCGTATGCGACGAGTGTTTATCTTTCCTTGTGCCGCCATGCTGGGCAAGACCAGGGATGTTTTCCCTCTGTCAGACTGATAGGGGAGAAGATGGGAATATCAAAGCGCCAGGTAATACGCGCCTTGGAGATATTGGAATACTATAAGATCATCAAGGTTAGTCGCTTCGTAGGGGAGCATAACGCATACGTGTTGATGGATAAGTCTTGTTGGAAGTTACCGGATGACAAGCGGATGTCGGGACTGTTGACGGCGCGATGGAAGAGGAAGGTTAATAATGGTTCTGACCAAGAAATGTAAGGAGTGCGGGGCATATGTCCGTTGGCTGGACAAGGCGGGGGTCTGCTATCATTGCCGGAACGGTTATTCCTTTCTTCTCTCAAAGATCGGCCCGGCCCGTATGGAGGAGATCCGGCGCGAGGCGGCTACGGCGGTGAGGGGGTGTGTTGCAACATGTCTAAGCGCTGCATAAAGTGCTCAGGGTATGTGCTGTATGGTGGAACGCGGTTCGGTCAGTCGGTGAAGGATGTTGCTACCTGCGCTAACTGCGGGCTGGGGAGTGAGAGCGAGAGCTACTACGATGCCCATATGGATATTTATCGATCAATGAGGGGGCCGCATGTTGTGGTGCAGCGGGATCGATCCGGGGGATGATCTTTTTATGAGGGGATTTTCCTTACTGATTGCGTGTTTTTTGATGATGGGCTGCTGGGTCGTGGTGCTGCCTATCGGGCCTGTAGTTCGATGGGTACAGGGGCCGCGGCTGTGTGTGGCAGAGGGGGAGAGCGTGGGAAATACGGTGAGGTATGCGGGCAGGGTGGCGACCATTACCAAGCTCCATGGGGTGGATGATTCATCCTGCAGGACTGCGGCAATGCCCCTATTAGTGAGCGTGAGTTACGAGAGATGAAGCAAGAGGCCGAAAGCATATTGATCGACGAGATTTGCAAGATGGTTCACGATCCTCTGGGGTACGTTAGGTTTGCGTTTCCCTGGGGTGAGCCTGGGGAGTTGGAGGCGGAGGACGGGCCGGACGACTGGCAGGTGGATATACTTACGGCTCTGGGCAATGGGCTTCTGACCACTGGAGAGGCCATTCAGATAGCGGTGGCGAGTGGGCACGATATTGGGAAGACCGCGTTAATAGGCTGGATTATATACTGGAGCATGTCCACGTGCGAGGATTGCCGGGGCGTGGTGACGGCAAACACGGAGAACCAGCTTACTACGAAGACCTGGGCAGAGTTGGCTAAGTGGCATAGGCTGGCAATAAACAAGCACTGGTTCACGTTGACCGCGACGGCGATGTTCCGTAATGATCCGGTATATGCGAAGACTTGGCGATTCGACATGGTTCCTTGGTCCGAGCGAACAACCGAGGCGTTTGCGGGTATGCATAACAGGGGTAAGCGGGTGGTTTTGTTGTTCGATGAGTGTTCCGCCATTCCCGACGTTATATGGGACGTTTCAGAGGGGGCGATGACGGATAAGGATACAGAGCTTATCTGGTGTGTATTCGGGAATCCGACGCGAAATCAGGGTAGGTTTAAAGAGTGCTTTGGGCGGTTCCGGCATCGATGGATAACGAGGCAGATAGACAGCCGTGATTCCAGGCATACAGACCAGAAGAAGATACAGTCGTGGATAGATGACTACGGGCTGGACAGTGACTTCGTGAAGGTGCGTGTTCGGGGGATATTCCCGTCGATGAGTGTGAAGCAGTTTATCTCCGTGGAGGATGTGGACAAGGCGTACGGGAGGGAAGTGAAGAGCGAACAGTATAACTTTGCGCCCAAGATCATTACCTGTGACCCGGCTTGGGAGGGCGATGACGAGCTGGTGATAGGGATGCGTCAGGGGTTGCTCTATACCATATTGAGGGTGGTTCCAAAGAACGATAACGACATGCAGATAGCGTCGATGCTGGCGGATTTTGAGGACCAGGAGGAGGCGGACGCGGTGTTTATAGATGCCGGGTATGGGACGGGGATATTGAGTGCCGGGAAGGTGATGAGGCGTGATCGTTGGCGTCTGGTGTGGTTTGCGGAGAAGCCCCAGGATAAGGGGTGCCTGAACAAGCGTGCGGAGATGTGGAAGAAGATGAGGGACTGGCTGAAGGATGGTGGGAGCATTCCGAAGGATCAGGTTTTGTATCAGGACTTGATAGGGCCGGAGATCGTTCCGCGTGGTGATGACGTGATTCAGCTTGAGTCTAAGAAGGACATGAAGAAGCGGAAGGTGGCGAGTCCGGGCCGGGCGGATGCTTTGGCTTTGAGTTTTGCGTATCCGGTACAGGGCAGGGCGAGGGAGCGGCAGAGGAGAGAGACTGGTTTCCGGTTCAGCAACACGGACCGGTTCAAGAAGGACAAGTATGACGGGGAATATCAGGAGGTGAGGACGTGACTTGGCTCCTTGTGGGGTTGGTAGTCTTCTTTCTGGTGGTGTCTATAGTGAGCGGTATCAGGACGGAGTTCCTGGAGGAAGATGAGGAGCTAAGGGGGAAGCAATGACGTCCATCATTCTCTTTCTGGTTCTTGCGGTATTGTTTTTGATATATGCGCCGTTTTGGGTATCGATAGGGGTTGGGATAGCGGTTCTTTTGTGGTGGGGGCAATAATTAAGGATGGAGGTAGTTTATGGCGGCAAGTATGACTGTGCACGTGGATCACAACCCGTTTCTGGATGGTAGGTCACCGGCGAGAATTACGATAGACTGGGTATCCCACACTGATGGGGCGGTGAGTTTGGGGATATGCAGTACGTTTTCGGCTGCTAATCTTTCGGCTGCGGGTGGGAATGTGGCCGCCATACAGCCGGTGAAGATGCGGGGGGTACTCCATAAGGTAGAGACGATACCGGGCCTGAATGGGGACAAGGGTACGTCGCTTCCGACGGACCAATATGACATAACTCTTTTGGACTCCTACGGACTGGACATCGCCGACGGGACGCTTGCCAATAGGTCGGGCAGTCTGGCGGAAGAGGTGGTTTACAGCCAGAAGATGATATTGGATACGGAACTTACGCTGGCCGTGGCTAATGCGGGCAGCGGATTGAAGGGGCGGATAATCCTTGATCTGCTTGAGAGTGAGGGTCGTCCGTAATGACAGAGATTGACGAACGGAGGGTTTTCCTTTCTGCCACCATTGCCAAGTTGAGGAATCAGTCCAGAGCGACGAAGAGTCCCAGACAAATGTCGGACATGCTGGCAGAGGCTAACAAGTCATGGAACGAGAAGCAGAAGGCGGAAAATCCATGAAATATTTACTTGCGGATATAAAGTTTGCTTGGGAATCCTACCAGAAAGCCGATGTCTTCAGCATCATGAGAAACGGGAAGTGGGAGGACACGCCGCTATTGAATGGAGCTAAACCACCGGCGAAGATAGAGGGCACGGCGGCAAAGACGCAGCCGCTGAAGAAGGTGATGGACTTCCCCGAGTTCTTGGAGAAAAACTGGAAATGAATCCTGAAGATCAAATGGGGATGCAAGGCATGGGCGGGCAAGTTCCTGACACCATGCAGACGGTTTATAATGAGGATAACGCTCCTGACCTTGGGCCTGAAACCGCGCCCGAGAACGGGCCTCAATATGAAGCGCTTGTCAAGTATTGCATGGATCTGTACGATACGTTTGAGAAGTCGGACTACCGGGCGAAGACGCTGAAGGTGATAACTGACTCGCATAAGGCATATGAGATGGTAGCAGACCCCTCTAAGGAGATGTGGGACGGGGCCAGCAATGAAGTCCTTCCGCT